ATTAGTATAACTAGGTACAAAAGAACCTGTACTAATACCTACTTGACCTGGGTTACTGGGATGGCATATAAATGCAATATCTGTATCTACAGCAAATAGGTTAAATGCTGGAAATACAAATGGTAGAGGTTTATCTGGAGGTGATGGAAAACAATCACTACACCCCATCTCTATATAGTTATCATCACAATGAATAGCCATACTATTAATATAAGGTTTTTATTTGTTATTTGCAAGTATTACACCCACTATTTGCGCAAATTCTATCTAAAATTGCTTTAATAGCTGTAAAATTATCTGTTTGAAAACATCTTGCTGCATTCTTTAAAGCATCTAAGAATACCTTAGCCTTTAAATACCTTTTTACAGTAGTATCAGCTTCACAACAATTACAATCCTCTACTACAACACTAGCAATCATAGTATCTATACAACACTGAGTTGTACAGTAGAATAACCTATTATGTTTCTTTTGATAAGTAGTAACGCCATCTGAATAGTATAATAGAAACTCCCATTTACCATCTTCATAGTCCCCTACAGTACTTGCTAAGAAGTCATAAGAGAATGATGGATTAGAGGAAGGAAATCCTAAAGTTAATAAGTTAATATTAGAAATTGTACCATCTGGTGCTTTAACCTGTAGAATAGCTGAGGTCATATCACTAGTTAGTGGATTAGGAGCTCCCCAACCACCTGTATTGGTAGCAGAATAAGCACCTGTTGTTTCATATAAAGTGAATGTTGTACAATCACTTTCCATGCAAATATTAAAATCTATACTGAGCATTTATAATAAAATTTATAAGTTTTAGCTACTAATCTATTTTTATCAATAGCTTCATTTATTGTTGTTCTTTTTATATTTAGTAGTTTTGAAGCTTCTGTTACTCCATGAATTTCTACTTTTTCATTAGTTATAGTATTATGACAAACTAGGTATTTACGAGTAGTTGGTCTACCTTTATATACATATATAAGTATCCATTTAATCAATTATTTATAAAAAATAACCCCCAGGAGCTTAAAGGAAGGAAACAAACCTGGGGGTATTTTTTTAAGATAGGGTAATATGTTGTATAGTCCTTCCAACTATATTATACGCTAGTATGCGTAAGTTAGTGGTAATGGAGCTAATGGAGTGCTTTCTAACCATTTGTTTAACACGTCAAGTAAATCAATACCTTCCGCACTAGTATCAGCAGAGTCCTTTGCATCATCAAATGGATCAGCAGCACCAGCATCAATAGCTGGAGTTGCGATAATAATAGACTTACGTGCTTCTGAAGTTACATCAGGACCAGCAGTAAATGATTTATCAGCAAATTCTAAAGTGATGATGTTATAGAAATAACGTACTTTTAAGTTTGCACCACCAGCATAGATAGCTGTAGCAGTATCTACTATACGTAATACAGTAGTACTCATAACATACATTACTTCATAAGCAACTGAGTCAACTAAGATTAATTCACCTGGACGAATACCTGCAGTAGTGGTAGCGACAGCGACATAATCATCTCCTACTGCTACAGCAGTAACGTTACCAGTACCAGAAGTAACAGCCGCAGCAACGTTAGCAGAGTCTACTGGAGTAGAACTTGAGCTTAAAGTTACCGTTTGTGCAGGCCACATTCTACGATTAGAAACACCATCAAACTGTGCTAAATAGTTCTCCATGTTAGATACTTGGTTATAAGTACCAATACCTTCTGATTTAGATTGGATCTCACCAGCAGTAGTAGTTGTACCAAAACCTGAAGCATCATTAACAAATACTGAGAAGTTAACGTAAGTTGGTTTGTAGGTAGAAGTTGTAAATTGATTTACATCTAATCCCCAAATTTCAACACCGAAGTTAGTAGCAGCAGTTAAACCATGTTGATTAGAAGGGCCTGTACTTACGGCACCATTACCAACCTTAACTGCTTTTACACATTTAATTCCTGTTGCAGTGTTACCGTAAGCTGAATTATTAATTGCAGATACAATCTGATCAGCGATGTTAGATTGAGTAGCAGCAGCGGCACTAGTAAATGAAATATTTAATACTTCTGGACGCTCACTGTAGAAAGACTTGTCCCACTTGAAACGGATACCAAAGTTATACTCAGTTGAGTTATTAACTTCAATAGAACCTGTAGCTGCAGTGGTTACACCATCTACAACAGCTGCTCTACGGTAACCAATGTAGCATACTTGTCTACGTGCTGGTACATAATGTTTTCCTTTTGCGCTTGTTACAGCACCACCTTTAAGAGCCATTGACTTTTTTAAGTCACCATTTGCTAATTCTTGGAAGAATGTAATAGCATCGCCACCTGCAGTTGAAACTGTATCGTTACCAGCTGGGTCTAGGGCTTGCATGTCAGAACCAAAGATACCTAAGCGAGCAATAGTCGCTGGTGTTGGAGCTGCATTGTTAGCAGGAAGGGCTGAACCATTTCCTACGAATAAATTTGTTACTCTGTGCATTTTATTTTGTTTTTATTAGATTATTAAAAAAATTTATTTACTATTATAGTCCTGTAGTAATTGTTCTGTAAGTTACTTTTACACGTAACACACCTGCTGCAGTACCTGGTTGGGTATATGCAGTACCCCTTAAAGAGATACCTGTACCAACTGTCATTGGAACTGCTGCGGTAGCTAGAGGTAAAAAATATACAATTTTATCACCAGCCGCACCTAACAAGTTTGCTGTAGAACAAACTCCACTAATTGCTGCTCCACCTGAGCCAATTGCAATTACTAAATCATTTGCTCCACCTGTATAAGCAGCTGTATCAAAATCATAGATAGCAACAGCTGATACAAACTCAAGTGTGTAGTCTGAGCTTGGAGCGGCTACTAATGTAGCACCATTAGCATGTCCGATATCACCAGCAGCTGTACCAACAATTTCAGAGGCTGTTAATGTAACAGTCACTGTTTTATAAGGACTTACTGTAGCTGTTTCATAACTATTAATAGTAGCAATGTCTGCTGTATTAGTAGCAATATCAGTTTCATTAGTATTCACTTGTGTAATAATCTCATCAATTTTACTTGATAAAACTTTAACATTTGGAATATCTGCACCTAAGAATTTCTTAGGACTTGTTAAATTTATACTCATTATTTTAAAATATTTTTAGTTATTCGTTTGTAGTATCAACAGCTGGGATAAACGTCTTAAGCCTGATAGATTCGATGTTTTCAAGAATTACTTTAACACACTCATCTACTATTTCAGAATGTAGGTGGTCAGAAAGTTCACAAGTAACACCACCAGTGTAACTCATTCTAATAGGTTTTTTGATATACCTAATTTTATATGAGTTTAGAGTAGCTCCTGGTGCGTAGATTATTTCTGATTGACCATTCTCCATTAAACGTAATACCTTACGTTTGTTAGGTTTTTTAAATGGATCATATATACTCTTTGTGAACTCGTTGTGTTCAATAGGTCTAACCTCAACATCTGTGGTCTCTTCAGTATCACCACAAGGATAAGTTATATTAACACGTTCCTGAACAATAAACCAATAATCAGCAGGTAGTATAAAGAACCTTGCGTTAGTATCTATATTATCTACAGATGCTGGAGCTGGCCCTAAAACTACAGTTCTGGTTATAGCTTTTAAGTCATCAGTACGTTTTTGTGTTTCTTCATAACCCTGTCTTTTAGGGTTAGAAACTCCATAACGTTGCTTAACAGTTCTATCTTGTGCTTGGTTTAAAAAAAGATCTATCTCTGAAGTTAACAGATTTGGTAACTGAAGAGAATCCATTTTATCTAATCTGGCTTTAACTTCTGTATGGAAATCTGCAATTGTCATTTTTATTTATTCTTTCTTAAACCTTTTACTTTATTTTCTAAAGCTAACTTCACTTGTTGATTCTTGATATCCATTAAGTAAGATACAGCATCTTCTGTAGAGTGTCCTATCATATCCTCATTGTTATAGTAATAGGCTCCTTTTTTAGTAACTACTCGTTTCTCAACAAGTTCTTCTAATAATGCTTTAGCCTTCATCAACTTAGGATTTTGTAGAATCTGTACAAAGTATTGTGGATTCTTTTTAACCTCTTTGTAAAGCTCTGCTTTAACCATGGTCTCAGACATATCATCTATACCTTTCTTACCATATAGTCTTAACATAGAACGTTTATCCTCAATAGCTAAAGTTGTAAACTCATCAAGAGCTTGTAACTCATAGTCCATTGTCTTAGCTTCTAATTTAGCCTTCTCTTCAGGATCATCTATGTAAAATAGAGCCATTGGATTTGCTGCTAAATGAAGTTCAGAATTAGCAATTTTTGAGTGAGCACGAATAACATACTCTTTAATCTCATCCATGTAACCACTTAATGCAAAGTGAGTAGCTTTGTCATTGTTAACTCGGATCTCCAAGTTACCCCAAAACTCACCATTCTTTTTGCCTAGTTCACCTGGCTTCAGGTTTAATGCCTGTTCATAATGCTTTTCTAATTCCCTAGTTAGTCCTGTTTTATATAAACCATTTGCATCTAATTCTGCACCACAAAATACTGTTTGTGTTTTAGAATATGAAGATACTCCACTAAACTTAGGTTTTACTACTGGTTTCAATACCAGAAATTTTACACCTTCTACTGTAACTTGTTCCATTTTTTCCTTTTTTATTACCCTTTATTATTTTAAAAATAAAGGTTGTTTGAGGCACAACCTTTAAAAGCCTATATTTTATTATGATAAATTTGCTACGTCTAAGATCAATTGAGCTGCATCTGTAGGATCTTTTAACATGATACCACATTCAGTCATTGCTTCAAATACATATCCATCTACTGAACTTGCAGAAGAACCATTCTTCTTAGGTCCGTAAGGTCCATACATTCCTTCAATGTAAGTAGTAACCATTTCACGATCCTTAGAATATACCTTCTGAATATTAGGCTCACCTTTAGAGTAAGATTTAAAGTTCAAGAAAGTAGCTTTGTAAGACTCAGCTGGTTTACCAGTTTGAGGATTTAACAAACGGTTACGAACTACGTCGTTATATGGCTTGTATTCTTTTAAAGTAATCTTATCACCATTTAAACCTACATAAGTCATAAACTGACCTTGTAAAGTTAAATCTTGACCTGAACCTGCTACGAATTTGCTGTCTACTAAAGTAAAGTTAGAAGCAGAACGTTTCATAGCTTGATCAAACAAGTTCATGAATTGACGACCACAAAGAGCCACATATTCACGAGGTCCATCTTCAGTACCATTGTAAGATAAATCATCCATAAAGTTACGGATAGTCTGTTCTGTTAAAGTAGTATAAAGACGTTTGTTAGATGGAGCGATTTGAGATTCTAAACCTGCACCTTGATAAATTGGATTGCCAGAAGCACCCTTCATATCAGTAGTACCATTAGACTTAATGTTAGATTTACCAAACATTAAACTGATTTCGATCTCATCCATGAATTGTTTCCAGAATTCCCACTCAGCGTATTTTACCCAAGTTTGAGTAGTTTCGCCTGATTCAGGATTCTGCATTTTTACAACCATAACACGGCTATGAGCAGCACCAGTTACAGAATACTTCTTACGTAGAGTTGACATATAGTTCTCTAATTGAAGAGGCATTGCGTAATGAGTGTCACCGCTAGTACGTGAGTGATCATGTTCTACAGTGTTGTATTCTTTTGACACTTCTTTACCAATAGCTAAATAAGCTGCAGGGATATAAGAAGTTTGATCATTAGTTACTAACTGTAAAGTTAAGATATAATCATTACCATCAAAATAAGGCTCAGATGCAATACGAGCTAGGTAATCAGGGCTATCAAATAAGATGTTGTCACCTTCAGCAAACCATTTCTCACCAACACCAATTTTAAAGGTGGTATCATACTGACCTGCGTTAGTTGAGCCATCAAATACACCACGTGTAATAGAGATAGCTTTACGGCTATCACCGATTACATGCCAACGATACTGGATGCCATCAATTTCTTTTGATTTTCCCGTACCACCTGTTAAGAATGATAAGGCGTTCTTATAACCAGTTTGACGGTTATAGATACGAGTGATTACTTGACTAGCGATAGCAGGTTCAGTTAAGAAGAAAGTTGACAAGTGTGTATCTTGAGTCAACCCTGCATGCCAGTTCATGTTTGTTATTTGCAACGGACTTATTTGCATGATTACTTTTTGTTTTTTATGTTATTATTAAATTTTGTTTACTATTGACTTAAATGCACTAAAGTTGTTCTTACCTTTTTCACTCGCAAATCCATCAGAACTTCCTCCGGAAATTTTGCTACGTGTATCAGTAACATTCTTTAGTTTTTTACTTAGCTCACTGGTGACCTTTGTTTTAACTTGTTTTTCAAGCTTAGAGATATCCCAGTTATTCATAGCTAAATAAGCATATAATACTTGAGCATCAGTATTGGTTTCATTGTGTACTTGAAGTGGTGTTTTACCTGTCTTCTTGTCAACTTTAGTCATAAAGTTCCACAAATCATCTTTTACTTTTGGTGTTAGTTTAAAGCCTTGAACTTCTTCTTTCTTGTAGATGTTCTCTTTAAAATCATCCCATTGCTTTTTAGCTTCTGCAGCTTGTCTTGCTTGGTATTCTTTTTGGGCTTCTAACATGGTCTTTTTATCTTCATCTTCACCAGCTATTAATTTCTTGTGAAGCTTTTCTGATAGGGCCTCTAGTTTACCTAGATCTTTAAGATCACTAACTTGAGAGTTAATATCTTCTTCATCCCAACCACTCTCTTTATATGCAGCACGTACAATTAGTTCTTGGTTTTCTTCTGACTTAGTGTCAATATCTCTCCAAGAGCGTTGTTCATAATATAACTTATGGAAATCACGTGGATTACCTCCGTTATCTACAAAGTCAATAAAATGTTGAACTTCTTCAGGATGAGAGGTTTTATACTCTTCAATCCCCTTTTTTATTGTTGTAGAGATAACCTCTTTAAGGTCATCTTCAGTTTCTACTTTTTTACCTTCTTCAATAGATTCTACTAATCCTTGATCAGTAGCCCATGAATAAAAAGCAGATATTCCATTTTCTTCTGCAGGCTCACCTGCTTCTGTGTTAGGAGCATCTAGTTCAGGTTCTTCTACTTCTTTAGTAGGTTCTTCTGTTTTCTTAGCCTCTGTCTTTTTAGGTGCTTCTACTTTCTTAGTATCTTCTACTATTTCAGTAGTATCTTTAGTATGATCATCAGCATTAGGAACTTTCGCTATAATGGCTGATTCAACAAACTCATCTTTAAACTGCATCTCCAAATCATCCCCAAATGGGCTTTCAGATGGATTCATGTTCAATAGATTAAAATCCTTTTCTGGAGAATTAATGTTCTCTTCTTTTTTACTCATTTTACCCTTATTTATTTGTTTCCTTGATGTAATATAATAGAAATTGTTATACTTTGCAAGTACTTTACAGACATGCTTTGAAAATACTTGTGTATAGCTTATATAGCAATTATATTTTTAGGGATTTATCCCCGATCTTGTTTTAAATAGATTATTGCTTGTTTTATAACTTCTTCATTATCTTTAAATAATCCTAATGCTAGATTACAATTAGAACATAACAATCCTCTTATTCTTCCTGTTTTATGACAATGATCAACAGAAAGTTTCTTTTTAAGTTTTGATTGATGTTTTTTACAAATCTTACAACCACCTTTCTGTAGACTGAAAAGATAGTTATACTCCTTCTCTGTTAAATTATATTTTTTGTACTTACCACTATCTCCAACATCTTTAAAAGAATCATTATCTTTTATATTTATTTTTCTTTTACATCCATCACATATACATTCTCTTATAAATCCTCCATTACCATCCCACGAAATAATGGTAAATTCATCTACACCTTTATCTTTTTTACAATATATACAATTTTTAAAATCTAATAACATTTATTTTAGATTTTTTAATTTGTACAGTGTTTGATAGGTTAATGTGGATATTTCATCTATCTGGTTCTGTAACCATGTTTCCTTAAACATAGTGTATGCAGATCCACCATCAACTAACTTAGCAAGCTCTTCTAGTACCTTAATAGGATCGACATCTGTGGCTTCCTTAACAGTGATGTTAATTATCCCATACTTACCTTGATAAGATTCAATTAAAGAATCTAACATACCTAAAAGACCATCATAAAAATCATGTAATGCAATATGACCTGCATATGAGCCCACTCCAGTTATACGTAAATGTTTGATATGAATTTGATTTCGTATCTGAAATAGTTTACCAAAAAAGTCTTGTGGACTTAGTTTAGTTAATTTAAGTGGTTCCATTATTTTTTAGGTTTTTGTTTTGATTTAGCAATAGCTGCTTTAGCTTTCATTTCTTCAATCTTCATTTTCTTATCCATCATCTCCTTATCAAGCTTAGCCTTCTTATCAGCCAACTGAATTTGATTCTTGTTTTGGATCTCAATAGCTTTTAGTTTTTTATTCTCAATCTCTCTCTTAAGTTCAATCTCTTTATCCTTTCTAGCCATCTCTTTATTGTGTTTTTCCTTATCATGACTTAACTTTGAATTTTCCATAAAAGCTTTAGCTCCAGCATTACGCTCTTCTAAAGATAGTTTTGCTAATTCAATAGGATCAGGAATACCATCAGCATCTTGGTCTAAGTTCTCTTGTCTAGAATATACATTGATCTCAGCTACCTGAATCTTAGTTTCATTATTACTGTCTGCAATATATTGTTGTAGATCACGATTAGCCTGAGCATCAGCCAATGTTTCTTGGTGCATTTGTTCTTGCATATCAAGGCTTCTTTGTTCATTCTCTTGTTGTGCTTGGAATTGTGCATCTTCACGTTTAGCAAAGTCTTCCTCAGCTCTACGTAATGTATTAACGATATCTCTAGGTGAATCATGTAGCATAGTCTCAACAATAGTAGAAAGATTTACTTTCTCTTGTTGTAGAGCTACCTGTACTAATTGATCTAGTTTATTTTTAAGTTCGTTGTCTTTATTAGCAAATGACACAAACACACTGAATTCTGAATTCTCAAACTCATTCTCTTCAAGTTGTAACATCTGTAAACCTAAGTCATCCAGAACATACTGCGCGGTAAGACCATCACGGTAAGCTATCTTAGCTACTTCAATAATAGCAGTATAAGCTCTACGTTTAACTTCTTGATGTGCTTCAAATAAATATTCAGTAATTAAACTTGACTGTGTTACAGCACGTTCAACATTACCTACAAGTTCATTCTGATTAACAGCACCTAGACGTTGAGGTGTTACACCAGATACAAAGTATACCTGTTGTTTAATATATTCTAATGTGTTGATGTATTGTTGAATACTTTGAGCTAAAGATAAGTCAATAGCCTGGAACTGGTTAAACTTAGATAGTTGTCCAGTAGCAGCACCTTTCTTACCTTCTTCAAATGAGTTGATAAATCCAATACCCATTTCCTTTAAGTAGTACATCCACTTCTCAATGTCTATACCATGTCCTTCAGGGATTTGGGCTAAGTCCATTAAGAATACTTTACCTGCATCTTTAGAGAATGCAAGGTCTAGACGGTAAGCTTCAATATCATATAAATACTGATAACTCTTCAAACGATCTATTAAAGATACTGATTGAGAGTTGGTTGCTTCATAAATAAAACCTGTATATCCTAATTGACAATGATATGGATTATCCATACGACGTCTTTGGTTAGGTTTAGCTTTGATACCCACATAGATATCAACACCGATCTTAACACCTTCCCAAGCTTCATTGATCCAAAACCATTCTACCTTAGCATCAGGGTAAAGATCTTTAAACTTTCTTGTATCAAAATCCTCATCAACATCTTCTGCTTGTGGTACACCCATCTCATCTGTATAAGTAAGGGTACCAATCTTCTTCATAGATATCCACTCTACACGTGATACACGTATAGAATAGTTGTTTGAATTATTTCCATTATAAGCATTTGTTGGGGTCACTCCTGCAAACACTCTTGATCCATTTGTATTATCAGTAACGTATTGAGGCTCAAAACCACCTGCGGTATTGAATGTACCAAACACACCTCTTGAGTAGGTATTGATCTTCTCAAGGTCTGCAGATGTTAACTCATCACCATATTCATCTAGAATAGACGACACTGTTAGCATACGCTCTTCAACTACAGCAATAGCATCATCTACAAAGGTATGATCATCATCCAGGATAACTGTTAAGTTAACCGGGTTAACTCTTCGCATAGCAGGTTGACCATTTAAGATACCTACCCAATAGATCTCTTCACCTGCAATCAATGCATCTTTCCAACCTTGATTAAATAATAAACGTGTATTAAGACGCTTCTTGAGAACCTTAAGCATTTGATTAGCTTTAGACTCAATCATATCTGATGGAGTATAACGCTCAAACTTAAGTATTTCTTCTGGTGTAGGAGGTGGGTTATTTGGATCTATGGTAGATGGATCTATGGCTCCCATTAATTCTTGTTCAAGGGAACTTAATATCTTATCACGTAAAGCTTGTGTTTTTCTTGAAATATCTTCAGGTGCTTCAGAGATCACAATATGATTATCTGGACGTTTAGCCTCTTCACCAATTAATAATCTGATTGGTTCTGATATGATATCATAGTGTTGGAATCTAGAAGGAAATGAACTGTTATCAATACCTAATGGATTACAGATAGATTGAACATCTTTAGCTGTTACCTTACCGTTGTATAGATCATAGTTTACTAACTTACGGAACCTATCAGTTCTCATAGTAGTACCATTTGTATAACGGTAGTTAGAATAATAATTCAGACAACTTTTACCCCACTCTTTATTCTTTTGGTGCTTGGATATTTTTTGTGCTGGTAATGCGCTGAAACCAGGAGCATCATAATTTAAATCATCTGCCATTATCTTTTTTGGTATATTGAGTTATTACGTATTTTATTTTGTTGGTAGATCTTATCTAGCCATGTACCTGTAGTACTTGTATGTGTCATTAATTCTTCAACATGTATTCTATGTAAT